ATTTTAATCCGACCATCAACGCGCCAGGTGGTAACCCTGCACAAATTCAGACGGCCTTGCAAATGGGCTTACGCGAATTTGAAACGCTGTTTCAACGTATGATGGCCGACCGTGAACGGAGGGCTTTCTGATGTATGCAATGTTGGGCGACGTGAGATTTGAGACCTTGCAAAGTTTTTCCAGCCTGGAAGCGCAGCACTCGGCCAAGTTTGCCAAGCATGAAGTGCTTAAGGGAAGACCACGCCTGCAGGCGATGGAAAATGAGCTGACCACGCTGAGATTTGGATTAAAGCTGCATTGGATGTTGGGCAATCCTGACACGGCCTACAAGGGCTTGCTGGCTGCTCTGGAGGCGCAGCAAGCGGTGTCGTTGGTTTATGGTTCAGGTCGATTTGTCGGCTGGTTTGTAATTGAAAGCCTGACCGAGCGCACGTTGATTCAGGACAGTAAAGGCCGAACGGCCGCGCGTGAGTTGGACGTTGAGTTGACTGAATTTGTCGGCGACCCAAATAACCCACTGCCAACACCAGCGATTATCAGCGGCAAACAAAATCCATTACTGTCCCTGCTGCCCGAGTCGGTTCAGGCACAGGCGTCTGAGGTAATCAAAGCGGTTGAGACAGGAGTAAAAATTTATAGGGCTGCAGAAAGTGGCATTGAACAAGTGCAAGGCATTATTACAGCGGCGAAAGAGCTAAAAAATGATCCTGCCGGACTTTTGCACTTGGTCGGTGATGCACTTGGTGTTGCTGCGCCGGTTCTACAAAACTTGAACGGCATTGGAGAAGTGATGGCTGTTGTTGGTGACTTGACGAGCGCAACAAAACTGGCAGAGCAGCTCGGTATGGCTGGAAATGCACTTGGTAATACGGTTGCAAGCCTAAGATCGGGTTATGAGAGCGGTTCAGTCGGAGGTTGGTTGGATGCCGCCGGCGCATCCATTATGACGGCAACAGAGGCGATGGCGAATGGAGCGTCAGCAGTTGAAACTTTGACTGGATGGCTTGCAACACGGAGTGATTCATGAGTGCAGTTTTACGTTATATAACTAAAGACGGTGACCGCTGGGATTTGATTGCCCATAAGCACTACGGCAACGCGCTACTGATTGACGGCCTTATTGCGGCAAATCCGCATTTGCCGTTGGCCGAGGAGTTTGCCAGTGGCTTGACGGTGTTTGTGCCGGTGCTGGAAAGCAAACCGAAAAACAGTCAGGCCGATTTGCCGCCTTGGATGCGCTGAAGGGGTTGAGATGGATATTAAAGGTTTTTGGTCCGGCTTGGCCGCTCAGGGTGGTACGGGTGGCACTCATCCGGTAACCAAGCCGGATTTCACACTGAGCTACGAAAACAAAGACATCACCGGCGACATTGCACCGTATCTGATTTCCTTCGTTTATACAGATTATCTTGAGGGGCAATCTGATGAATTACAGGTAGAATTTGAAGATACCGACGGCCGCTGGCTGCGTGGCTGGTATCCTGAGCAAGGCGATGCACTTGCGTTGAGTTTGGGCGACCAATTTACCGGTTTGGTGGCTTTGGGCAGCTTTGAGATCGCTGAGATTGAGTATAACCATCCTCCGTCAACGGTAAGCATGAAGGCTTTGTCTGCAGGTATCAGTAAAGCAAGCCGTACCTTAAAAGGTCGTGCGTATGAAAATACCACGCTTGCAGAGATTGTTCGTCAAGTGGCAGGCCGTTTGAAATTGCAGCTTACCGGGCAAGTTAAAGACATCAAAATAAAACGCGTAACTCAGTATCAGGAACGCGACGTTGAGTTTTTAAGCCGGTTGGCCAAAGAGTATGGCCACACCTTCAAAATTGTCGGGGATAAGCTGGTGTTTGCCGATAATGCTGCCCTGAAAGAGCGTGAAGCCGTGGTGGTTTTGAGTCCGGAAGATATGATGAGAATTCGTCTACGTGACTTGATTAAAGGCGTGCCAACCCAGGTTGAGATGCGCGGTTATGACCCGAAAACCAAAAAAACGGTGTCTGCTAAGCGGAAAACAAAACCTTTACGCCCAAAATCTAAACGTGGCCACACTGGTGACACCTTGAAAATAGTGCCGAATAAAGGAGAGAGCCAAGCGCAGCTTAATGCTCGTGCCGATGCCAAACTGGCTGAAGCACAAGACGATCAATGTGCCGGGAACATTACCTTGTTCGGCAACGCGCTGCTGGTTGCAGGGCAAACCGTTAGGCTGAAAAACATGGGTAAGTTTTCCGGTAAGTATTTGGTTAAACAGGCACGGCATGAATATCGCAGCAGTAGCGGCTATACGACCGAACTGGAGGTTAAGATGATTGAGTATATTGAAGACGAGGAGAAAGTAGATGTCTCAAACGCATGATTTTACGGCGACTCTACAATTTGGCATGGTATCGGCGGTAGATGAAGCCGGTCATAATCTGCGCGTTAAAATTCCTGCATTGGAAGATATGGAAACCGACTGGCTACCGATGAGCACACCAGCCGCCGGCGGTAATCAGTTTTACAGCTTGCCCGACGAAGGTGAGCAAGTTGTCTGCTTGCTGGACGCTCGTGGCGAAACCGGCTGTGTGATTGGCGCAATTTACAGCACGGCCGACAAGCCTCCTGCAAGCAGTAAAGACAAATGGATACGCCGATTTAAAAATGGCACTGTGATTGAGCATGACCGTGCCAGCGGGGATATTTCTGTTCAGACTGACGGAGTGGTTAAAATTAAAGCTGGAGCCAATGTGTCTATCGAAACTCCAGAAACGATGGTTAGCGGAAGTACGACAGTCAATGGATTGTTGACTTATACAGCTGGTCTGTCAGCAGTTAATTCAGGTGGTGGTGCTGCTGCAAATATTAAGGGTACTATGGTAGTGAATGGTGAGATTATCCTTAATGGGATTCATTTGTCCCAACATAAACATCCCGGGGACTCCGGTGGTAAAACTGGTTTACCTGAATAGTCTTTAATCCGTTTTAAAATCAGTTTTAGACGGCCTTTCATAAAATCCCTGTATTCATTACGGATACAGGGATTTCTTATGCAATTCGACACGCCGATTTCCAAACACTGGCAGCTCGCACCTGGCGACAGCGGCTTGGCTCAGGGCGTGGACGATATTGATCTGTGTATTCATAACATTTTGTCTACGAGAAAAGGCTCGGATGTAACTCGTCCGGACTTTGGCAGCAACCATTTCGATTACATCGACACGCCGGAAGACGTGTTTTTGCCAAATATCGTACGTGAAGTCGTATTGGCTATTCAGACATGGGAAAAACGCGCTGACGTCGAAAACGTAACCTTTAGCGGCCACGCCCCACACATCACCATGACCGTACGCTGGCGTGTGGCCGATGATGTATCGGGCGAGGTCTATAGCACGGCTGTGAATTTGGAGAATGCAACGTGGATTTAAGCAATTTAAAGCGTGAAGACGTGAAAGTCGTCGATGACGACTTGGCCGCGATTTTGGCGGAAACCATCTCTCAATATGAACGCGAAAGCGGCAAAACGCTGCAACCGGCGCATATTGAGCGGCTGCTGATTAATGTTTACTCCTACCGCGAAACACTGACCCGCCAACAAATGAACGAAGCCTACCGCCAGCAACACGTCCGCTTTGCAACCGGCGTGATGTTGGATTTGTGCGGCGACGATGTGGCCACACCGCGTTTGGAGGCTCAAGCTGCTTTGACCACATTGCGCTTTGCCTGCGAGGGCGACTTGTCTGCTACTCAGGTGTTTATTCCGATCGGCACACAAGTGAGCGTGGGTGAGCTGATTTTCGAGACCGTCACTTCGGCCACTTTGTCATCCGCCCGCAACACCGTTGATTTACCGGCGCAATGCACGCAAACCGGCCCGGCTGGAAACGGATGGGCAATCGGCCAAATCAATACGCTGGTGAACACTTTGCACGATACGGTCAAGGTATCGGTGACCAACATCACGGTGCCGTTTGGCGGTGTCGTGATTGAGAGCGATGAAGCCTACCGCGAGCGGATTTTACTGGCGTTGGAGTCTTTTTCGGTTGGTGGCCCGAAAAAAGCCTATGAATATTTTGCCCGCCGTGTATCGCAAGCGATTGTGGGTGTGCATGTTGGCAATGATGTAGACGAGCGCGGCAATAAAATCGGCGGTACAGTGGCCGTTACTCTGCTAACCAATGACGGCCTGCCAAGCCAAGAGTTAATTGACAAGGTGCAATCCGAATTAAGCGATGAGCGCGTGCGGCCATTGTGCGATACGGTCATTGTGCGTGCACCGGAAGTGGTGGAATACAAAATTGATGCACGTTTGGTGTTGTTTAAAGGTGCAGACGCCAAAGCAGTTTTGGCCGCGGCCAGCGCAGCGTGGTCGAACTATGAAACCACACGATATGCTCAGCTCGGCAAAGACGTGGTGCCTTTGGATATTCAGACGGCCTTAAAGGTCAGCGGTGTATACAACGTGATTTTGTCAAACGAATACGGCGAATTGCGCGACAGTGATGTCATCGTGATTGAGCCTAACCAATGGGCAAAATGCGTGTCGTTTAGCCTGTCGGTGGATATGGAGCAGCAGGATGGCTAAGCTCAAATACGCCCCGATTATCGGACAAGACCACCGCTTTACCCGACTGGCCGACTTGAGCCAAGGCTATCGTAAGCTGCCTCTGACCAAGCTGATGCCGCGATTATTGGCTCAAGTCAGCAACAATCATTTGGAGCTTTTGGCCGAGAGCCGCAGCATGACAGGCTCAGATGGTTACTGGCTGGCCAAAGATGATAATACCCGCCGCAAATTGATTAAAGATGCGGTGTTTCTGCACCGGCGCAAAGGCACGCCGTGGGCAGTACGCGAAATCTGCCGTCGCTTAGGCTTTGGCGAAGTCAGCCTGATTGAGGGGCTTGGTGGCCAAATATACGACGGCAGCATCAATCACAAAGGCATCTATATGTATGGCGACCACCGCTTGTGGGCGCACTACTCAATTATTTTTAACCGACCGATTACCAATACGGAAGCACGGCTTTTGCGTGAAACACTTCCAGCCTTTGCACCGGCACGCTGCGTGTTGGTGCGTTTGGACTATCAGGACACGCCGCTTTATTACAACGGCAAAGTCAATTTTGACGGCGATTACAATTTCGGAGCAGCTTAAAGATGGCAACAATACAAGAAAATAAAGTCACCCCAGAATGGGTGGACGATTTATATCAAATCGAAATGACCGACCCAGTTATGGGAGGGGCAGATGGTGTAGCGAATCGCCAGGCCAAGCAGTTGGGAGCGCGAACACAGTGGTTGAAGAAGAAGTATGAAAATCAAGAAGATGAATTTAATAAATATAAAAAATCCGTTGAATCAGCTACAGAGCTCAAAGCGGGGGTTACTAAACTAACTTCTGACATCGTGAGACATAAGGATGATGGTGGTTATGCAGTCACTCCTCAAGCTGTTGTGGATTACCTCGCTTCTCAAAGTGCATCAGTCAAAGATGTAAATGAATTAAGAAACTACGAAAGTAACAGTTTATATGTCAATGTGGGTGGTTATTACGCGTCTACCCCTGGTATTGGTGGTGGGCTGTTTGTCGCAGATAAATCCGATAAAACGAGTACTGACAATGGGGGAACCATTATTGTCAGTAAAAATGGCATGCGCTGGAAGCGCGTATCGTCGATACAAAATTTGGATATTACTGATTTTGGTGGGCAGGCCGGAGCAGACAAATTTAAATCTATTTTGGCAGAACATTATATTCATTTGCCGTCTTTTAAAACGCGTCAAGACTTTTTAATTAGCCAGCACGATTTAGTTTGGGTGCCGGATGGGCATGTGATTATTGCCCAAGGCTTGCTTTACCGTCGGCATGCCGAAAGCCGGTACATCCCTGACCTGCCCGGCTGGTTGCCGATAAACGAATCATTCGGGCATTTCGATGATACTTATACTGAGCCTAACCTGCCGACAGTTGTTCGATGCCGTTTCCGTGCGGAGGGTGGGAAGCGTTGGAATATCACGGAAGTCATTAACCCACGCCCGCGTTGTGTGAAGAAAATTCTGCTTGGTACTCCAGATGAACAGAAAAAAATTGAATTACAAAAACTGCATGAGTATGTGGGAAGTAGTCGGTCTCGTATTCTTTTGAGTTGCGACGGGTGGACGACTCCGCCGGTTGACGGGAAAGCAACTTTACAAGGCTTGCAAATTGTTGATGGCAAAGTACATCGCGACTGGGATACCTCAGATTATGACACTAATGCAGCAGCAGTTTGGCTGCGTAACGGCATGCTGAAGGCTGCGAAAAGTAAGGATGGGAAAAGTGCAGCAAAATGGGTTGAAGAAGGTGCAGAGTGGACTGCAAGTTTCGCCCGTGGCCCTGTACTTGTAGAGAATGGTCGTGTTGTTCCAAATACAGACACTTATCTAAGTGCTCGTGCAGCGATTGGTCAGCGAGCCGACCGCAGCCTTGTATTCCTGAATCTTGAAGGTGTTAGTGGCTCTTATGGGGCAACCCTGCAAGAGTCTGCCCAAATTATGGTAGATGAGAAATGTGTTATTGCAATTGCCTTGGATGCAGGCGGGTCATCACAAGTTTGGTATGAGGCTGCTTATGCCTGTCCTTCGTCGGATAGTAGCTTCCAGGAAGGTCGCGCCATCCCATCCGCTATCGAAATTATTGCCGATATTGTCGAGCCATACGATACAGGCTGGATTCCGATCCCCGTAATTGATGGCGTGAAAGCAGGGAGCAAAGGGCAAGGCGGTGCCGCTATCGCCTACCGTCAACGCGGCGGCGATGTGGAGTTAAGGCTAGACACCGTTTATTCATTTAAAGCGAACATCGAGACAATCATCACAACAGAAGAAATCCCGAAGCGTTTCCGCAATCAGGATTACCGACCAGCTCGTGCAATTGCCTGCGGCTTTGGTGGTGCAGTCGTCCCGTGGTGGAGCGGCACATATATCAGCATTCAGCCACATAAGGATACCCCATACACATACGGATATACAGAATGGCCCATGCCAAACAGTAAATAAAAGAGGTAATTATGTTTTATATTTTTAGTAATGATGGCCATTTTGCGGAGCAAATGGCAGTCAAGCCCCCAATATTGCCGAGCGGATATTTTTATTTGGAAGTGGCTGATTCGGAAGAGATGGGAGAGTACCTATTCTCAGATGGCCGCGTCGTCTTGTCGACAGATGTCCCGCCTCCTTCTGGGGATTACATTCTCCAAAATGGAGAATGGGTATTGCCTGAAAATCATACCGAGATGATTTTATCGGCTGCAAAAAAACAAAAATTAAAAGACCTAAATGATTCTGCTCAAGCTTTTATCGACACAAATTCAGGAGCAAACCTAGTTCCAGACTTTGAGTTTGCAAGCTGGTCAATTCAGGCCTCCGAAGCAAAAGCTTGGCAGTTAGATAAAAACGCGCCAACTCCGGTGCTTGACGGTATTGCCACAGCCCGTGGTATCCCGGCTGATACGCTTAAGGCTGCTGCGTTGCGTAAAACGCTGGCCTATGAGCAACTTGCCGCCCATGTGGCAGGCCAGCGCCAAGCGCTGCAAAGCAAGATTGAAGCTGCTAAGAAACAATCTGATTTAGACAAAATCGAGATTGCATTCTCCTTGCCGGAGGCTGTCTGAAAATGGCAAAAGTCTATTTGGCTTTATATAAAGGCCGCAAGACGATAAAAACGCCCAAGGACTTGGCTTTCCGCATTATCGAATGGGTAATACGCAAAGTTACCGGTGGTCAATATTCTCACTGTGAAATTGCGGTGCCGGTAGCGTTTTCAGACGGCCTCTTTGATTGCTATTCATCATCTTTTCGTGATGGTGGTGTGCGCTGCAAACGTATGCCGTTGCCTGCCGAAAAGTGGGATTTGATTGTGCTGGATAATCAACAAATTGTCATGGAGCGTCTGTTTTCTTTGTGGAGAAACACTAAGGGCAATCGCTATGATTTGTTGGGTGTGTTATGCGTGACATCGTTTTTCCGTCGTTTTTTGAGGCAGTCGGCAGATAAATGGTTCTGCTCGGAATGGTGCGGGGAAGTAATGGGAGTAGCCGAGCCATCATTATGTTCGCCGGTTGACTTGAGAAAGGCCGTCTGAAATGCAGCCGAAAACAAAAAACTTCACTCTTTATCGCGGCGACACGCACTTGTTTAAGGTGAGATTGACCGCTGAATCAACTCCGTTGGATTTGTCTCAGACGCATTTTCAAATGGATATCGTGGCTGGGGATGGTTCGGTAGTTCGCCCTGAAATCAAGGTTGCGGATAATTTGGTTGTATTACTATTTCCGGCCGCCTTAACCCGTAATTTAACCTGGCTCCGTGCATCTTATGACTTACGTGCGGTTTGCGGAAATGTGGTTAAAACCTATCTGCAAGGCGAGATTCAAGTTAAACCGAGTGTAACGAATGTTGTTGTTGATTTGTCGGATGATGAGCCGACTGCAGAGACAGTTAATGTTGATGTCAGCGGTCAGGCAATTATTGTGTTGCCGTCAGCTGGTAGCACAACTGATTCTACGGTTATTGACGGTTTGTTGGCCAAAATTCAGCAGCTTGAGGTAGCCGTTAAGGAAGCCGATGAAAGCTCTGAAATTGCAGCATTATCTGAACAATTGGCCGTTGCTCAAGCAGCAATTAAGTCTGCTGGTTCATTAGAAGGCCGTCTGAAGTTATTGGAAAGTAGCAGTGCGAATATTTCTGAACAGGCGGTGGAACTTGCAAAACAAAAGGCTGAACTGGATAAGGCATTGAATAAACTGGTTGAGTCTGATGCAACAGTTTCTGCTTTGAAGAGTCAATTGGAGATCTTGCGTATCCAGTTTGATTCAGCCAAGGGCAGTGATGAGATTGAAGCCCTACATCTGAAAATTTCTAAAGTAATGGCCGACTTGGAAGTTGCAAAGCAGTCTGCAGCCGCAGCTGAAGAAAGTGAGGAGTTGGCTGCGTTACAAAAGAAAATCGAAGACCTACAGACATTATCGGAAACGCAGAGCAGCATTACTGCTGAAATTGCAGAACTCAGAAGACTTCTCGGTTTACGTAAATGTGAAAAGATTCATTTGACCCAAGATTTATGGGCAGATGGCGGATATACATGGTTGGAGGCTAAGTTCAAGAATACTTACAATGATCCAAAGGTATATTTGGCTCTTGAACATAAAACGATGGTCGTCTTGTTCCTCAATCATAACTTTGGGGCAAAAACTGGCAGTAGCGTCAGAATTCGCACTAATTATGACAAGCCTAAGATTGACGTTGATTACTCTGTCTTCTTATATGTAGAAGAATGGAGCGATTCAACCAGTTAAAAGAGAAACGGCTGCGCGGCGGTGTCCTACCACCGTTCTCCGCGCCAGCCTCAGCAGTCCATACCTGCGTTAGCCTTTTTGACCGTACCTCGCGCGAGGCACGGTGATTCTATCACTAACGATAAGGGAACTGTGAAAAATGAAATGCCGTTGCAAAAATTGTTTTAAACTGTTGGCTGTTGGCCGTGGCTGCTTTGAAATCAAGTGTCCACGCTGCAAACTGCTGAATCAATTTAAAACGGAGTAATTCAAATCTGAGTGCCTTTGAGTACCTATACTTAATATATAAGGAGTAGTTATGACTCAAAAGCCTCTGCCTATCGTCCCATGGATGGGTGGCAAACGCCGTTTGGCAAAACATTTGTTACCCATGTTCCCTGAGCATACTTGTTACGTTGAGCTGTTTGCCGGTGGTGCAGCATTATTCTTTATGCGGCCACAGCCAGCAAAGGTTGAAGTATTGAATGACTTGAATGGTCAACTTATCAATCTATATCGTGTTGTACAGCACCATTTTGATGAATTTGTGCGCCAATTCCAATGGACACTAACCAGCCGAGAAGTATTTGCAAGACTCCAATCAACACCTCCTGACTGCATGACCGATATTCAGCGTGCCGCACGTTTTTTCTATCTGCAACATAATGCCTTTGGAGGCAAAATTTGCGATCAGCACTTTGGAACAGCTACAACTGGTAAGGCATGGAATGCAGCTCAAATTGCAGATAAACTTCAAGTTGCTCGTAATCGACTGAGTGGCGTATATGTGGAAAATGAATCATGGGAGCGTTGTTTTCAACGGTACGACCGAGAGCATACATTTTTCTACGCAGACCCACCGTATTGGCAAACTGCAGGTTATGATCGTTCATTTGATTGGCCTCAGTATGAGCTGCTGGCCAAAATGATGCGCGAATGCAAGGGTAAAGTCATGCTCTCTATCAACGACCATCCAGATATCCGTGAATTGTTTAAAGGCTTCCGAATTACCGAACTGAACCTGGTATATTCTATTAGTCGAGATAAAACACAAAAAACAAGTGGAGAGCTAGTTATCTGCAATTGGTAAAAAGCGACGGTGTCGTCGCGTTATAGAAAAAATCCTGCCTAAGATTGGCAGGATTTGAAAATAGCTTTCACATTATGAAATAAAAGAGTATTTCATTTTTCTCAAAAAATCGTCTGATTTATCTCGGCGCGCTTCAGCCTTTTTATAAATAGCTAAATTTAAGCGTATTGCTTGAGCAACTCTTTAAATTGTTCGCCGGTTTCAGGGTGTTTCAGACCGTAAGCTACAGTCGCTTCAAGGTAACCCAATTTGCTGCCGCAGTCATAGCGCTTGCCTTCAAATGCGTGAGCCAAGACAAACTCATGATCAAGCAGGCGGGCGATACCGTCGGTCAGTTGGATTTCGCCGCCGGCACCGCGCGGCAGGTTGGTCAACAAGTCAAAAATACGCGGAGTCAGGATGTAGCGGCCGACAACGGCGAGGTTGGAAGGTGCTTCTTCCGGTTTGGGTTTTTCAACGATGTTGATGATACGTTGATAGTTTTTCAGCTGCTCGACTTCGACGATACCGTAAGAACCGGTTTGGGAAGGATCGATGGTTTCAACGCCTAAAACGCTGTTGCCGCTTTGGTTGTACACGTCAACCATTTGTTTTAGCGCACCTTTAGGCGTATCAATCAAATCGTCTGCCAAAATAACGGCAAAAGGCTCGTTACCAACGGCTGCCTGCGCGCACAATACGGCATGACCTAAACCCAATGCTTCGGTTTGACGGATATACATGCAGGTAATGTTGGGAGGCAGAATATCGCGAACGTGCGCCAGTAGTTTGTCTTTTTGACGCAATTCCAATTCGGTTTCCAACTCGTATGCTTTGTCAAAGTGGTCTTCGATGCTGCGTTTGTTACGGCCGGTGATAAATACCATTTCGGTACAGCCGGCTTCAACTGCTTCTTCAACTGCATATTGAATCAGAGGCTTATCCACAATAGGCAGCATTTCTTTGGGGCTGGCTTTGGTTGCAGGCAGGAAACGGGTGCCCATACCGGCAACGGGAAAGACGCATTTTTTAATGGGTTTCATATTATTATCCTATTTGATTAAGGGTTATACCCCAAAAGTGTAAAGGTGTAGTCGTATGTAGTGATGATACCACATGATAAAGTATCAGTCGGTTTTAAAAGGCGGATTGCTCATGGATACTGTCTTATCCCAGCAACGACAGCAATTCTTCTTCGCTCAATACGGCTATGCCCAGCGTTTGGGCTTTTTCCAATTTACTGCCTGCTGCTTCTCCGGCGACAACGTAGTCGGTTTTTTTAGATACGCTACCGGAAACTTTACCGCCTGCGGCTTCGATCAAGGCTTGGGCTTGGTCACGTTTGAGCGTGGGTAAAGTCCCTGTTAATACAAAGGTTTTACCTGCTACGGCCTCGTTAATGCCGTCTGAAATAGTTTCATCTTGAAGATTAGACAGCGTTTGAGCAAAGAAAGTTTTCATATTTTCAAGCAGGGCTGCGTTTTGCGGTTTGCTGCGCCAGGTTTGCCAATCGGCAGGCAACGCTTTATCGCTTTGCAAACCTTCTATGCTTTTGCCGGCAAGTTCCCACAAGGCCAGTGCTTTGGTTTCGCTGATTTTAAAATCGGGCAGACGGGCAATCCAGCGTTGCGGCTCGGCATGGCGCAGCGGCGGGATGGTAACAGCCTGGCTTTGCGGGACAACACCCACTTCCAGCAGCTCGTCTATCATCGCCTGTTGCGCTTCTTGGGCAAAAAAGTGGGCGATGGAGTGGGCAACCACCGTGCCGATATCGGGCAGGCAGGCGAGGATGGGTT